CCGATAGGCAGCATTCGCCACAGAGATTTCGTTGTTGCCTGGAGCGGAAACGATACTCTGGATAGTCCAGCCGCCATTGGTCGAAGCCGGGTTGACCACGAGATTGCGGCCAACGAATTGCTCGACAGTGACCACGTTATCCAGGTCCGGACCAACGTACAGGCCTGCGGACTTCGTGCCATCAATCTTAGCTTTGACTCGGATGCGCTGCATGGTGCCGACGCCGCTGGTCTGTTTCTCGATCACCACGCCATAGACGGCGGGCTCGCCCGGCGCGCTGCCAACCCCATTGTCGACTCCAGCGTATGGGTCGATTCCAGTGATATCCAAGTCGACATCGCGGATCGTGGCGCCAGGACCAGGGCCGACGAACGTAGTGCTGTCGGGTAGATAGACGTTCGCCCAGCATTCGATTTCAGCGGAATTGGCGAAGCGCCCCTCGCCCATGAGTGTAACCTTGATGTCCTCGACTAGGGCATTGCGAGCCGGGCTGATGATCACCGCCCGCCGCATCTTGTTGCCCGTGGCATCGAACATCTTAATGTTGGCATCGACCCCCCGGACCAAGCCGTCGCGCCAATCATATGCCGTGCCAGCATCAACGGCGCCGGGCTTGACGTAGAGGCCGGACACACAATCGCGCAGCGTCATCAGCCCAAGCTTGACGTTCTCGACGCGGCCAGCGCGAGCAGCAGAGGCTGCCTGTAGCGTTCCAACCTCGCTACCGATCGCCAGGCCGTTGCTGAAGCCGTGCCCAAACACGGTGCCAATGACGATATCGCCACAGCGCCGGTTTCGAGCCTTCAGGACCAAGAAGTCATCGCCACCGTTCGTCCTGGCAATGGCATGGATGTTGTCGAAGATCAGACGCTCGCCTTCGATGAAAATGCCGTTACTGCCGGCGAGGCGAATGGCGGTGTAAACGTTATCGGTCACCGCCTCGGTTTGCATGTGATAGCCGTCACCGGCCCCAAACTTCTCCATGTCGACATTGTGGATGCCGCTCTTGCTGGAGTTGATGGTCAGAATCGACGAGGCCATGTCGACGTAGAAGCGAGCATTCTTCAGCTTGAACCCCGTTGCCGCTGGCGATGTCGCCAGGCGGGCGCCCTCGGTGAAGGTCGAGCCGTGCGCGTCTATCCAGACATTCGGCACGGACACACCTACATAGTCCATCGCATAGGTTGCTGGCGGCACGTCGATGATGACGGGGTGCGTACCGCCGCCATTGGCGGTGACGGCATCGGTTAGCGCCGACGCATTCTGAGCTGCCGATCGGCCCGGCCGGAAGCCATAGGCCGCCGCGTTCACCCGGATCACGTCCGCAAGATCGCTGCCGCCGCCCAGGCCGATAAAAGCAGGGCCGCTTGCCCCAGCCAGATCAACTCTCAGGGCAGCATCGGCACCGGGGCCGAATGACCAGCTGACCGAGCCGTCCGGCATGATGGTCGGGAACATCCCGATGTACGGGTCTGCCACGAACGGGACTTTGAGAGCGCGGTCGACTTCACGCTTCAAGGCAAGGTCGCGGATCGCGCCGCGATCGAGCCCTTCGGTATGGGTTTCAGGCAGGAAGGCCCCGCTATTCTCGAAACTGATTTCCTGGCTGAAGTCCGGGTCTGACAGGATCAGCAAGTCGGAGCCAGTAGGCGCGGTTGTGAAGGTGACCGTGCCGCCCGGATTGGTCAGCTGGTTGGGATTGAGTGTGACAGTGTAGAGCCCGGACAGGATCGACACGCCGTCAATCTGCACGTCCAGCTCTTCGGCAGTCAGAGTCGAGAACGTGAACGGGAAGGCGGTCTGAACGCCGTTCGGGACATACGGCCCGGAATAGGCGGGGCTGGCGGCTACGGTCATGCGCCATGGCTAAGGCGCTTGCCGCGGGCCTTGAATCGCGCCATCTTAACTGACGATGCGCGGGCTCCTATTCAGCGTCCTGTTTCTCTGCGGTTGCGCCACTACGGGCGACTTCAGCCAGGGCATGGGTCAATTGATTGGCCAGCCGATCGATGTCGCCTTCAAACGGCTCGGCTATCCCGATCGCCAGGAAGTGATCGCTGGCCGGACCATCTACTATTACGGAACCGACCATCCGACCGGCCCCAGCTGCTCATTCAAGCTGGTGACCGACGCCGGGATAGTCCGGTCATGGGACGGCATTGGCAACGCAGCGGGGTGCGGCATGTACCTCAGGGGACTGCGGCAGTAAAATCGGGGGCTCGTTCTGGCTGCTGCTCGCCGGGGCGCCAATAATAGGACTGATTTTCCTCTGCTGCCCGCTTCTCCAGTCGGTCGAAGCTTTCCCAATAATCCGGGTCCATTTCCTCTTGCAGCTGGTCGAGAACTTCACGCTGGAACGCCAGCTTGATGTACCACAGCGAAGATCCCGGAGTGTTGCCCTGGAGGAAGCGGCGGAGCGTTTTGGCCTGCTTGCTCTGGGCCTGAAGCTCTTTGCCTGGCTCAGGCGACAGTCGGTCCATCGTTGCTCGCGCCAGGTTCCAAATGTCCTGAGCGCTGGCGAATGACGGACCAGCGGCCCATTCGGCGAATTTTTGATCGAAGCGGTTCTGGGTCTGGCCAATGAAATCGCCCAAGACCCCGCCGCCGCCGCCTTGCGCGAAAGCCTTCAGCCAAAACTCATCCCAATTTTCCCCGGTCATCTCGTGCGGGTCTTTGCCGTTGATCAGATTCCGGAGCTGCATCGCCACTGCGCCCAGCAGCGTCGTTGTGATGGCCAGGCGGGCTGCGTACTTCAGCCCGTCATAGGCTCCCGCCTCGATCATGCGGCGGCCATGCATCCACATGACGGTCACCGGGAACGACTTGAACTGATACATCGAGCGGCCGATCTCGCCGATGGCCGTTCCCCGCTTCAGGGTCGAATTGATTGCCGCCGAAACCCTGAGGCTGGCAGTCGGGACCGCATAGTCGGTTTCGGTCGCGATCATCATGGCTAGCCGTTCGGCCAGCTGCTTGTTCTGGATATTGTCCGGCAACAGCCAAGTGCCGGCATCGGTTTCCTCCAGCTCGGTCGACCTGATCTGATTCCAGTCCGCTTCGTTGAAGCCGTAGCGCTCCAGCTGCTTGCGGAAAGGCTTGTCGATGTTGTCCCAATTCTTCGTCGACTGGCTGGTGATGTGCGACCAAAACTCCATGCCAAATGCCCAGCGCCCGGCCTGGGTCCAAGCGTTGAGCCCAGAGGCCCGCATGACGGTATCCGACATCCGGGACATCATTTCGCCAGTGACGACTTCGCCAGTGAAGCGGGACTGGGCTGCCGCCATCCGAGTGGCGTTCTCGTTGACCATCCACAAGCGAGCCGCCAACTGCCGATCCGCCGACGACTGGCTTTTGAACATGCGTCCGTAATTGGCGACGATCCGGGCGGACGACAGCCCGTTGAACTTGGCGGTGACGTGCTGGAAACCGACATCGGAAATCGCCGAAACGACAGCTGAGCCCAACTTCGCCGCAACCTGGAAAGAGCGGACGGCCGAGCCGACATTAGCCAGAGTGCCATCTGCGGTTTCCCGGTTGCGGCCTGATGCCTCGTCGTACAGCGCTTCGAGCCGGACCTTGGCACGGCGGTTCTCTTTCGAGCGCGCCCCGCCCTGATGCTTCGGCAGCTTGGCTTCCTGCTCCAGCCCGTCTGTCAGCCATCGGAGTGTTGCGGCTGGGTTCGGGCCGAACCGCTCCAGCATGGCGATTTCCCGGCTGAGGCCACGGATATGGCTGAGCATCGCGTCAAAGATCGGGCCGTCTGGATCGAGCGCTTCAGCTGTGGCGGACAAAGGCCGGCCGAACCGCTGCGAATAGGTCATCCAGGCGTCGGCATCCTTGAAGATCAGGAAGCGATGATCGCCGTGCCGGTTGGCGACTTTCGACCCGGCGAATTGCCCGGCCTGGCGCGTGTTCCAGCCTTCCGACGAAATTGTCTCATAGGCATTGCGGAGGGCAATCTCCATCTGTTGCGGCGTCAAGGGATCGCCGGAAATGTCCCGCATTTTCTGCCGATCGAGCAGCGGCCCGATGAAGTCCCGCCATTCCTCGAAAGTGGCGGAACGGACGCTGAGCCAGTTGTGGACCTGGGGAAGCCCCCAATTCTCCAGTTTGCCGATTGCGCCGCCCGCCGAGTTGAAGCGGAGCCTCAGCATTTCAGCGGTTTCGCCCCATGCTTTCGCCAGCTCCCGCGCCACGGCATCCCCGGTGTTTTCACCGAAGGCTTCCCGAACGACATTGCGCAGCGTGGCGCGATCCCGGACTTGGCCAATCATGTTGCGGCTGAAGCGGGCAAGTAGGCCATTCATCATGGCATGGGCCTGACCCTCGATCATGTCCGCAATGCGCTCGACATTGGCGTAGGGCGCCCGGCTGTCCCCGGTGAATAGGGCCGTGGCGGCCGCGCCTGCACTATCGCCCTTGAACGAGCGAACGTCCGCAGCGATTTGCTGCTGGGCTTTGACCTGAAGCACGGCTTGCCGTTTGCGATGCAATGAGTCGGCTTCGAAGCGCCTGGTTGCCTCTTCCGAAGCCATCGCCTCGGCTGCCTGCCTGCCAAACTTAGTCGAGAAGTCCGCTTCCAGCTCGTCGTACAGGCTGCCCAGCCGCTCGGCCTGGTCGCGGGTGAGCCGGCCATCGCCCAGCATTTCAGGAATGCAGCGGCGGAGGCTCATTTCAGACAATCCTTTGCGTTCTTGGCGGCTGCTTCGTCTGCATCGGCTTCGCGCAGGATGTCGTCGATCGAACGGGCATCGCCTTCCTCGCTTAGCCGGAAGGTCGGCTGGTCAACCGCATCGAACAGTCCTAGCCCCATCGTGCTTTCCTGCTCGGCCACAGAGCGCATCGGCGCTTCGGCCTTCAGCTGGGCTTCCTGGCGCTGGCGCTCTGCAATCGCCGGGTCCACTTCGGCTCCGCGATCGAGCGGGGGTAGTGCTTCGGCTTCCTTGCGCAGCTCGTTCGGGTTGAAGAAATAGACCGGGCGGCCTGGCGTTTCCATTTCGAGTGCGGCCCAGCCCTTTGGGGGACGCTCGCCTGCCCGGTTGGTGAGTAATGTGCCCCATCGGTAATCGGGCCCGCCGCCAGCACTGTCCAGCCAGCCGCGGCGCTGTAGCTCGACAGCGATCCGACGCGCCTCAGCTGCCGCATCGGGAGCGTTGAGATTGGCGACAGGGAAGGCGGCTCGCGGGGGCGCTTCCCCCATGTCCGGTCGCGGGCCTTCAAAGACCGGAGCGTAGGACAGTGACTCGGCAATGTGGACACGATCGATCGCTTCGCTCCCATCGGCGGCTGCGATCGCTGCGGCACGGCGAAGAATGTCGGACCTGGCCAGGTCCGGGCGCACGGTGAGAGCATCGGTCAGCAGCTTGCTGGCGCGGTCGGTGACAGGCTCCAACAGCAGGCGCTCGATATCGTCCTCGGCAACCGCATTTATCTGGTCGACGCGGGCTCCAAGCTCGCTGTTGGGAGCCCCAGTCACCAGCTCTTCGCGGACGGCCGGAGAGATCAGCGGGCCGGTTTCGTTGACGATTCCGCCCTCTTGCCCTATATCAGCTTCGGAGGTTCCCTCATTGAGCATTGATTTATTTGAAGTCGAAGAGCGGCCAGTCGCCAACGTCTGGTCCACTTCAGGCGAAGGAACGGGCTGGGCCTGGTCCAAGGGCATCTGGCGTTCGGCGCCGGGGATGCTGGGCAAGGCGTCGGCTGACGGCCGGTCACTGACCGAAGCGGAGTTTACGTCGATGTTCCCGGACGCGGACCTGGACGAGCTGCGCAAGGCCGCGAACGGCGTTCCTTCCAAGGCGGCTGCATAGCCAGCCTGCTGGTCGGCCATCAGGTCGGCAATCTCTAAGGCATTGGTACTGGCGCGAAGGCGCTTGTAGAGGCCGTTTAGGCCGCCCGTTTTGGCATCCCAAACGGTGCGCGGGACGATCTGGATTTCGCCAACGCCTCCATTCGGGAACGCGACAATCAGCTTGCGGTCGAAATAGCCGCTGTCCAGCTCGACCCAACCCTTGTCATAGGTCTGAAATTGAGAGGCGAGCTGGGCGGCCAGCGCGTTGGCTTGTTCTGGGGTGTCGATAATGAAGGCGCCGCGGCTCAGGTCTTTCAGCTCGTCGACATCGGCATAACCTTCGTTCTCGATCTTGGACCGGATGCGCCCGGTTTCCTTGATGCCGGGGTTTTTGAACTCAATGCCATGCTCGCTGGCCAGGTCGTCGCCGATCGCAGCAAGCTGCGCCTGATTCTCGTTCGCTCGGCCAATCAGCTCGTCCAGCGATGCCCCGCGCTGTCCCTCCATCACACGGTCCAGGGTCAGCGCCTGAGCGCGGCGGATTTTGTCGTTGTCGAGCGCGACCAGCAGGCTGCTTTCCGGCCCCTGGATAATGATGCTGTCAAAGCCTTCGTCCCGCGCCTGCTTCAGCAGCTGGACCTTTTGCGTCTCCCATTCCTGGAAGGGCGGATAATCGGTCTGAACGACGATCGGGTTTTCGGACAGGTTTTCGAACGTGCCAACGTTGGCGCCATAGACGGCGGCCTCTGCCGGCGACGTTGTGAAAAAGCCCATCGGATAGGCGAAGCCTTCCTGGTTGGAACCGCCGCGCCCTACGTCGAACTCGTCAAAAACGGCATCGGTGCCGTGAAAGACTGTGCGGGTCTGCTGCAAGGCATCCATCCGCAAGTCGTGCGTGAGAAGGTCGGTCTGTTCTTTCGCTCCCGGCCCAACTGGGTCGGAAAAGACTTCGGCGCGGGCGGCGGTGTCTAGGGCTCGATCAAGGAGGCTTGGTTGGCTTCCGTCAGGAACGTCCGCATCCGACGCCTCAGCGGCAGCCTCGCTTCCCGCTCCGCCAAATGGTTCGCCAGATGGACCATCTCGTTCCAATCCTCTGGCGGCAGCTCGTAGGTCGATCCCGGAGAGAGCGTCGAGGAATTGCTTGACGGCATCGGCGCGTCGAGAACCGGAAAGCTCGGTTCGGGCCGCTGCGATGAGGGCATCCCTGACGGGTCCGCTGGAGTGGGCGGTTGCGTTGAGGATTGCGAGCGCTTCGTCACTGGAAATGACCTTCCCTTGGTTGGCTGTGCGATCCAGGACATTGCCCGCATCTTCGATCCGCCCGGCCTTCTCGCTGAGCGTCTTGAAGGTGCGCCGTTCGTCCCGGAGCCGCTTCGAAGCCGCGTCCAATATACGCGCAATCGGCACATAAAGCGACTGGGCCGGGGTGTCGCCGAACATCCCCAGCTGCTCTTCCTGCGGCGTCCCGAACCCATCGGCCTGAGCCTGGCGAACGATCGTCGCGGCTTCGCGAGGGTTGGAAACCCGGCTTTTGACCAGCAAGTCGACCAAGGCCATGTGCGTTTCCGGAGCGTGTCCAGCGTGGCGGCCGATCTCAGCAGCAATGCGCGGGTCGATCACGTCATTGATGGCGGCGCCGAACGCTTCATAGGAGAGGCCCGCCAGCCCCTCGATTTCGCGCCGGTTCTCAGCCCCGCGAAGCATGGCAGCGCCCTGCGGTGCGTCCCTCAGAACGCGGGCATTGTCGAGCAGGGAGCCGGTGCCCAGGTTGATGTTGCGCATCGCGCCCAGGACGCGGGCTTGCGCTGCGGTAATGCCATCCGCTTCCCGGAAAACGATCGCTGGCAGCTCAATCGTGGGATCTTCAGCATAGAGCCTTTTAGCCAGTCCGGTGCGCTGGTGACCGTCGACAACGATCAAGCGCCCATCAGCACCTTCCCAGAGCATGATTTCAGAGGAAAGCGTCGGGTTCCAGCTGGTGACATCCTTCAGCTTGTCGGTAACGCCGGCTTCATCGCCGCCCGACTTGTACTGCATCAGAGCAGCGTCGGTTTCGATCTCGTCTGGCCGAACAATCCGGCGCTCGTACGGACGGACTGAGGCATAGTCGATTTCGTCTATGTCATAGTCGGGAACAGCATCAGCGCGAGCTGGCTGGGCGTCGATTGAAGCGCCGATGCGCTTGTGAGCCCACGCGACAACTTCCGAAGCGCTTTTGCCCTCCAGAACCTTCTTGTTGGCGCGATACGATTTCGGGTCGATGATGCGCTCAATCGGCGTATCGGGCGCAGCGCGGAGCGTCTTGGCCGCATCGGTCGCGCCAAGGAAGTGCGCCAAGCTTAGGTTGCCGGGGCTGTCCTCGACGCCACGAGCCCGAAGATATCGGGCATTGTCGGCACGAAACAGGCGCTCAGCCGCCTCAGCGATCGAGCGGTTCTGCCTGAGGCCCAAAATCTTGGACCGGCTCATTCCCTTCGTGTCGGTGACCCGTGGCGCGTAATCGAGCCAGGTCGAATCAATGAACTGGAAATGCCCAGTGGCTGAGCTGTCCGGATTCTTGCCTGTCCCCTCGGCTTGGTGGACGGCCTCGGCGAATGACGCAACGCGGCGGGGTGAAGGTCCGTCACTGCGATCCCTGATAGTGGGCTGCTGGACCGGGGCGGTTGAGGGCAGGGGAGCTGGCGCGAGTTTCACGCCAAGCGCGTCGGCTACGGCCCCTAGTCGGTTTTCATGCTCCGGATCAGCGTCTGGGTGTAGCGGCGAAGCTTCGCGGACCTCGACTTCCCGCTCCAGCACATTCATCGCAGCACGTTCGTCCGGGGTCGACGTGTCGCTGATGCTGTAGGGGTTATGGAGCCGACGATATTCCGCCAGCATGTCGCGTTCCTTGACGGTGCCAGTGGCAAGGGCGCGAGCCATGACAAGATCGCGAGTGCCGGGAAGCTTCGTCGCCAGATCAACCGTTCCCTCGACTAGCTTGCCGCCTACCTTTTTGGCCTTGCCCGCGAGTGGCCCGGCCGACGCGGCAGCTGTGCCTAAGACAAGGCCAACGGCGCCCTGTTCGGCAACCGAGCGGACCATATCCCCAGCGGTCATCTCGTCACCCAGCCGGTCGGCATCTGCAACCTGACCAGGCAAGGCGACGACGCCAACGCCAGCGTTGACTGCGCCTTCGGTGACGCCGCGCTTGATGATGGTCCGGGCAACCGTCTTGGCTGGCGCGCTACTGATGCCGAAGCCGACGAAATTTTCTGGATCGCCAGCGAGAATGCTGCCGGTCACTCCGCCGATGAAGCCGCCTACGGTCCCGGCCGTGTTTGCCCGCGCCATGACTTCCTCAGCGCTGGCGCGTTCACGGTTGCGGGCGGTGACGGCCCGCGTTGCCAGCGCGGTTTCGTCGGGCAAATCTTTCAGGAAATCCGGCTTGCGACGGCGGACCCTCTGGACCGCCGCCCAGATCGCCTGCTTCTCAACCGTGTCACCGCCCAGATAGAGCCGCGCCAACGGGTTGTCGTTCTGACTGAGGCTCGGCTGAGCGGTGTATGGGTTGCGGAACTTCCGTTTGATCGGGACGCGGCCGACGCCGTAGGCATTGACCGGGATGTCCTTGGGCCCGGTGTAGCCGATGCCCCCCGGTCGAACTTCCAGATAGTCGTCGCCCATCTCGCCTTCGGCTGTCAGTGCGTCGATGACCTGGTTGTACAGATCGACCTCATAGGCGTTCTGGCGCGAGCGGGTTGTCCCCGGTCCAGCTTGGGCGGCCCGATAGCCGGCGCCGATATTCTGGAAGAAGCCGGTTCGGTCGATCGGCTCTTGGATCGCGCCGAAGCCCGCTCCAACGCCCTCGGTGTTTTCGGTCTGAGGGATGACGCCCATTATTTGAGCTTCCTGATGTCGACCTCGTAGAAGCCGCCACCCTTTTTCATCATATATGCGGCGCCGTTGGACAGGCGGTAAACGCCATCGCGAACGGGAATCCACTGGAGCTTGCGGAGCATATCGGCAGTCGGGACCGTGCCGTTGGCCAGCTCAGGCAGCCCGTTCTGGGCATTGCGGAACTGCTGACCTCGCGCCCGCGAAATCCGCGCTTCGAAGTCGGGGACCGCCATCTCTTCGGGAACGATGGTGACCCCGCCATTCAACTTAGCCAGCCCGCCGTACTGCTTGCCGTCCCTCGTATAGGCACCGAGCGCTGAATTGAACGCCGCATACCAGCGCGAGCCCTTGTCCCCGATCGCTCCGCCCCATTCCTTTTCGCCGCGCTCGTTGGCGTCATAAGCGAGCAGCGCAAAGGCATTGTCGAGAACGCCTTTCCGGACGGATGGCAGGAAGGTGAAGGCGAGCCCCGTTTGTGCATCGAACATCCGCATCGCCGCGTCCCTGTCGATCATCTTCGGCGTCGATTTCAGGATGGTTTGGCCAGCCAGAACTTGGGTCACCCGCGAAATTCCAACTGCGTGGTTCGTGTGACCGGCTAGACCGACCAAGTTGGCGAAGCCGTCATTGTTCGGCGCGATCTGCCGTGACGCTTCGTCAGCCAGTCCGCCGAATCTGGCGAGGCCAACCGCCAACCGGGCCTTCTGCTGCACGTTATCGCCATTGACGATCGGGGCGAACGTTGCCGCCTCTTCGTTCGTCATGACCTTGATGGCGCCGCCCGTCCGCTTCGAAACCATGCCAGCAACGCGGGACCGCTCCTGGATGCTTTGGCTGTTGTTGAGATCGAGCCGGCCGATGTCGATCCCCATGGCCGAAGCGCCATAGGAGAGGGGGTCGGTTGCGACGGCGGTATTAGCGCGGCCAAGCAAAGTTTGCAGATGATCGCGTTCGACAATCTTGTCCGGCGAAACCTTGGCGCCCTCGCGAACGATTTCCGCGCTGAGCGTATTAACCCGTTCCTGAAGCTCGACCGGTGAAGCGCCGGCATATTGGCGAGTGAGCGCATTCTTCAGTCCGCCCTGGCGAAGGCCCTCAGCCAGAGCCGGATCGTCGGCTTGCTTCGCATCGGCAATAGCTCCGGCCAGCGTGGCAGAGTCGACCGGGACGCCATCCTGGATGTTGCGATAGACCGAATTGGCACGGTCCTTGGCGTCTGATTTCTGCTCGCGCTCGATCCGCCTCAGCTCCGCTTCTTCGCGGCGCTTCTCGGCTTCGTTCATCCGGACTTGCTGCTGAGCGTTATTCAGGACGAACTCTCGATCGTCCGCTGTCATCGCGCCTTTTTGTTGCTCGACCAGCGCCGCCGCCACGGTCGGGCCGTTGGTCGGATCGGCGGTAATGATGGCCGCGCCGATGTCGCGGTACGTCGAGGACGTGAACTTCAGCTTTTCGACCGCTATGCGATCCGGGCCCCAGCTGTTGAGCCTGGCCAGATTGTCGATCTCGTCGAGGCCGCTGGCGATCTGTTCTTCGGCATGGTGCGGGTCCGCAATGTAGGTGCCACGCGCCAGCTCACCGGAAACGCCGACCCGCGCCTGCGATTCGTCAATGTCATACTGGCGAGCTTCCTTTTGCGCGTGGTTTGCGATCTGGATGCCCCAAGCTGTCCGCTGCGGGGTAACGGCTTCGTCGTAGATCTTGCGCTGGCGGTCGTTGGCCAGCCCAGCGCGGGATGTCTGGATAAATTCGTCGAGCCCCTTTTCGACTTCCGGCCGGAGTGTCAGCGCATCCTTGCCGGCCTTCTCATAATAGGGATTGCTGCCGGTGTATCCGACTTCCGAGTAATGCTGGCCAAGCGCGTTGACCGCTTCCTTGACCGATGCCCGGTCCTGGATTTCGTCGGCTTGCTGCTTGGCGTCGATGAACTCAGAAACCGCCTGGCCAGTAGCGCGGAGTCCAGCGCCAAGGGGAGAAGCCGAAAAGTCGGCTGCCCTGAGCCGGGCATCGGTTGTCGACGCCGGCCGGACATTGCCGCCCTGGTAGATTTCGACCCGCGCCACTAGCCGCCCATCCGGGTTTTCAGCTGACTCGCTTGTGTGAATCCGCCCAGCAGGGAGCTGGCACCTTGGAACAGCGATCCGGCGAACGCCGCCTTGCCCTGCTGCTTGGCTGATTTCGCGGCCATGCGCTCGTTCCAGTTGTTAATGATGTAGCCGCGGGTCCGCTGGTGGATATTCTCGTAGAGGTTAGTGGCATCCTCATTGGCGAGCCGTTGCGTGTCGTCCTGGATGCGGGCCGCCGTGCCGAAGCCAAGGTCAATACCGTTCGCCGCCATGGAGGCGGCCTGCTGGCCTTTGACCTGGCCGACCTTGCGCCAGAAATCCTTCCGCTCGCTTTCGCCAGCCTTCAGGCTCTGTTCGGCGGCTTCCCGCTCCAACTTGGCATTGATGCGATGAACACCCGCCTCATAATTGCCCTGCTGCATGGCGGAATAGCCCTGCATGACGGTTCCAGCAGCGGAAATGGCGCCAGCGGCGATGGCAGCAGCGGCTACAGGGATGCACATGCAATGTGCCTATGCGGCGAGGCGAGCGCATTGAATCGCCGCCCGCTCCAGCCAGAAAGGAACGAAGCGGACGCCACTGAAAACTTGCTCGGCTTCCCCTATCGTGAACCCCCACTTCCGCAGCAGGCGGATGGCGCGGTCATTGTCAGCTGAAATGATGTTCTCGAGCCGGCCGAATTGATCGAGCCAGTCAGCTAGGACCAACGGGCCCAGCTGGAGCAGCGCCCGGCCATTCTGAAAGACACGCTCGGTTCCAAGCATCCAGACGGTCCCCCTTCCGCCCAGGACTGCCGTAGGAACGACGCCAAGCATGGCGATGGGGGTTTGCCCACCTTCGATGACTGTGATTGCGCTGAGCGAGCATCTGAGGCCGTTGCGCAGCGCATCCTTGGGCGATCGTCCGAGCGCTTCGCACTCCAGACGGTCGAGGGCGCGCATGTTGGCGGCGATCGGCCCGACATGGGTTAGCCGGGCAGGGACCAGCTGGACGCTCACTTGTCCCCCATGATGGGTTCGACAAGGATGGCGGCAATGTGCATCGGCGCCGGATCGGACGATTGCACAACGACAACAGTTTCATTGCCGGACGTTCCCGACATCTCGGCTTCGAAGTCGCCGGTCATTAGTGCGATCGGATCATCATAGCCCTCGGTTTCCCGCTGCTTGACGGGGAACAGTAGCGCATCGGACGGCCCGGCGCTGATGTTGCGTGTCTTGACGACGCGAAGCACAACCTTAGCGGCCTGCTGCGGCCGGGCCACGTTCCATCCGGAGCCGGTCTGGATCGCCAGTGGGAGGGTTTCAATCGAAGCGGTGAACGGTAACCCGACCGTGATGATGCTGCCGGGATGCGGCAGTGTCAGCGCGCCGTTGGTGACCGTCAGCGGCTCGCCATCGGCATCCTTGTCGACAACAACCCCGTCGACCCATGCGACGACTTCCCGGCCCTCCAGATGGTCGAGGCGGTCCACAAACGAAACCGGGACGCCATTGGTGAAGGTCCGGGCGCAATCCAGGTAGCAGGCATCTTTCTGATCCTGCCACAGCTCCGAAGCCATGCGCTCGACGTAGAGCTTGGGATCGCCGTCAATCTCGCGCTCGACCAGCATGTACAGCCGATCTTCGCCCTGCTCAGTGACAACGCAAACCCGCTTCACCAGCCCATCAGTTTCGCAAAGCGTCCATCCCCAGACTTGCTGCGCCTGGTCCCACGTCAAACAGAGGAACTTGCCATCGGCCCGGACCAGCCAGATGGCCGACGCCGGCTTCTCAGCATAAGCCCAATCGACGACATCCTCATTCTCGAACAGGTGCCGGGAGAAGATGGTCAGATCGTCCGTCCTGATCCCGTCCATTTCGAACTCATAGCCGATGGTCCGGATTTCGCCGGTCTTGGCCGTTTCGTAGAAGGTTACATTATCGACGATGATGGGATTGAGGCGCGACACGCCGCGGCTGATTTCCGGCCGGACACGCGGAGGCGGCGCGGCCGTGATATAATCCTCGTTGGAGCCCTGGATCGAGAAAATGTTGTGGCTAGTCAACGCCAGTAGGCCCTGCTTCGATGAAACGAGCTGGTTGACCGAATTGACCTTGTTCGCGACCAGGCCAATCGCGAAGGCGTCATCTTCCCGCGTCGGGCGGGTGAAATCCATGTTTTCATAATCTGCCGACCGGGATGCAAAAACGGCATTGGGCCGATTGACCGTGCGGCCCCAGAACGCCCGCTGCTCGTGGAAGGTGATGGTGGCTGGATAATCGCCGGGCGCATTGAAGGGATTGTCCCCGATCGGCGGGCCTTGGCTGAGGTCAGGGCCAATGTTGTCATCCCGGAAGGTCAGCTGGTCGGTCGTTCCAATGTAGCCATACAGCTGGCTGTTCTCGGCCTTATAAACCCGATAGCCAGTTGCCCCTGCGACGGCGCTCCAAGTGACCGTATTGTAATTCCGTTTGAGCCCTAGGTCGTTGTTGAGCGTGACCGACGAAGAGGCGCGGCTTTCCTGCCCGGTTTCCTCGTTATAGGCGGTGACGACATAGGTGGCGTTCTGGGGGAAATAAGCGTTGCCGCTGTTCGCCGAATCCGTGTTCGGCTTGGTCGCACTACCCGACACGCCAGAGGGAACGCCGATCGTCGGGCCGAAGGCGACATCATTGAATGACCACGCCGCGTGGTCGGTGCGAATGAGCTTGTTCGGCTTGTGATTTTCGTGCGCCAGGTAAAGAACATCGGCGGTCTGCTCGAAGTCGATTTCATTGAGCTCGACCGCATTGAAGGGCGACGGCGTTCGGTGAATGCGATGAACGGGCATCAGGGAATGTCCGTGAAGCCGCCTTCGCGGTTCCATCGCCACTCGTAGTTACCGCTGCCGGGAGATGTCTCCTCATATCCGCCACCAGAGCCTGAGCCGATGTCTGGTGGTGTGGGCTCCGGGGCGGGTGGCGGAACGGTTGGCGGCGGGGGCGGCGCCGGAGGATCGCCAACCCGTACAGTGCCAACGTCGACCCCAAACGTACTGAAGTTGGTTGAGTCGATGTCGACCGTGAAATTGTTGTCATCTTGTACAGACACGATGGTCAGCCAACGATCGAGAATTTCGCGCATCCCAAAGGCGGCCGGGTCATCGGATCGCAAATAAACTTGTTCTCCGATGGCATAGTCATGAAAGGCTGCTGTGATCTTGGCCTGGGCCGCCTTGGTGATGGCGGTTACCTTCAGCCCTTCTTCCAAGACAGCGCCGCCCAGCGCGAGCGGTCGCATGTACGCCTGGCCAAACTCCAGCGCGTATCCCTGTTCATCGCTGAATTGGAACGGGAACAAGCGGGCCGTGCTACTAAGGCATTCGGCGACGAACCGGGTGCCCATCCGCTTGCTGACGCCGCCTGTGCGACGGATCTTCACATTGCGCGCCAGGCGAAGCCCGACCTGGTACGCAGAAAGGTCGAAACGCGCTTCCAGCTCAGGCGCAATTTCGCCTTTGCTGAAATTCAGCAGGGCCGCCCTGTATCCCATTATGGCGCCTCGGTCAGGTATCCGCGGCGGGCCGCCATGGCTTCCGAAATATACTGCCCGCTCTGCTCCGGTTGGCGGTTGCGATCGTCGGCAATGGCGCGCTGCCAGGCGCCCTCGGCCAGATTCAAGAGGGTGCTTTCCCGCTCGCTGTCCTTCTTGACCGGGATCGCCAGACGGGCGGCAAGATCGAGCGCCATCGCCCGGATGACCAGCTGCGAAACGATGATGCCGGTTAGGTCATTGACGCCAAATTCAAGGATGGCACCTGAGCTGTTCGAATAGAGCGTGTCGCCTTCAATGATGTAAGGGGTTTCGATGTAGGTGCCGGTCGATGCCCATGTCTCGGCAAAGGGCTCGCCTGGCAGCGGGATCGGAAATCCAAGGCCAGCTGCCGCCAGATCGGGCAAGACCCGGATCGGCGTTCCCATGTTCGCCGGCAGCGCATAGGCGTACAGCCATTCCTGAGCCCGGTCGTTGACCGCCTTCAGCGCCAAGGACTCGCGCCGGTTGGCGAAGCTCCAATCGTGCGGCCCCTCCAGCATGTCGGAAACGACTTCCGGATAGAAGCGGCGGCACTCCCGCGCTGGCAGGCTGTTTTCTTCGAGACTGGAAATCGGCTCCGCAGGCAAATGCGCTACAGCCAGATTGCAGACGTGCAGGCGGGAGAGGGCGGGCATGGAACGGACTTGCCGCAGTCGGGAGCGGCATTGAATCGCCTAGCGGAAGAAGAAGGCGGTCACCTTGGGCCTGGTCGAGCCGCCAGCAGTGCTGAGAACCTGGGGCACATAGAACGACTGCACATTGATGTGGCGGGACGCTGAGCCCGCATAGAGCCCGGTCATGGTCGGGCTGTGGATCGTGTTGCCGTTCCCGACCAAGCCAGGGAACAGCGTCGACAGAGCGGTGACTGTTGGCGCGAAGAAGCTCTGCCCGTTGGTGACCAGGCTGGGGGTGAGGGTTTGCAGTGAGCCGATGGCGACGGTCGGGCTGAAGAAGGTCTGTCCGTTGACGTAGAGCGGCGCCAGCAGCGCATAGGAGGAAGTGACGGTTGGCGAGTGGAACGTATCCGCATCGCTGATCAGCGGCGGGAACAGCGTGTACGACGCGGCAAGGGTCGCAACGTGGAAGGTCTGGCCATTCGCATACAGCGCCGGGCTCAGCGTCTTTGATGCGGTGACCGTGGGCACATGGAACGTGTCGCCATCGGTCATCAGCGAAGGCGTCAGGGTCACCGTTCCCCGCGTCACTGTCGGGGCGAAGAAACTGTCACCATCGCTGAACAGCGAGGGGGTGAGGGTGACCGTTCCGCGAGTGACGGTCGGGGTCTGGACTGTCTGTGAATTTGCGAAAAGGGCCGGGGCCAGGCTGTAGCTGGACGTAACGACCGGCGCATAGAAAGCATCGCTGTCGCTGTAGAGGGATGGCGCTAGGCCGACCGCTCCGGGGGAAACTGTTGGCGTCGGGAATGTCTGGCTATTGGCGAACAGGGTAGGCGCCAATAGGATGGCACCATTCGCGCCATCATCAGCGAGCGGGGCTCCACCAAGCGGATAGAAGCCCAGCATCAGGCAATATCGCTCTCGATGTAGTAGCTGGTGATGTCGATGCCGACTGCTGAGGCCGTGGCGTTGTTGGAGCGCCAGATCGTCGGGCCCAGAAACGTTGTGTTGGCCGGAAGAGCCGTGCCCGCGGTGCCGGTCAGCTCGCCGCTCGCTACGGTGCCGGTCGAGATATTCTCCAGCCGCCAGGTGACTTTGTTCGCGACATCAGGACGCGCGTAGAGCGTGAACTCCAGCAGATCAGTGTTGTTGACCGCAATGCCGGTATCGACATCGGTTTGGGCAGCCGATCCGCCGTAGACGATCCGCCAGTTGGCGCCGCCGTTGCATTGCGCGAGCGCGATGATGTTTGTCAGGGTGTTAGGATTGGTCGCAGCGGTTGGGGCCGATGTCGAGCTGCGGAATCCGATTATGGCATGGGCGCCACTGACCAGCGATGCGTCACTGACGGCGATGCGGAAAAGGGCCAGGAAGCCGCCACCGGCTGCCCCGCCAACGGTCCACTGCGTTGTTGCGGTGCCGTTGTGCAGCCCAGCCGCGTTGCCCGCCGTCGCCGAGCTGACATAGCCAATCCGCCTTGATCGCGTCAGTCGGCTGGTCGAAGCGACGTTTCGCGCCGTCGCCGTGCCGAGCGCGGTTAAGGCCGCCATCCCATTGGGAGCAATCGCAGTCGTCGCGTTGCCGATCGCCTGCGCGGTGACAATGGTATTGCGGCCAGGATGAGCGGCGATGGTCATGAAAACGCCAGCTTCGTCCTTGTGCCGCATCCAGGCACGTCCGCCAGAAGCATTCAGCCGCTGCGGCGCGAGGGTAAGGTTGTCGACGGCGGGCGTTCCGGGAGATGCGACGTGCGCGAAGGTGATGGGCTGGACCATCGCCAAGCCGGTCGAGCTGAATACGCCGACAGACGTGTCTGAAGGCCGAATATCGAGCGTCAGGGAGCGTAGATGCAGATCGAAATATGCGTTTGAACCGCCGCGCTCGCGAGCGGTGATTTTGCCGATGTCGCCGGCAGCCCAGACGATCTCGACGCCCTTGCCGCTTGTCGGCGTGGTGAGCGTACCTGTGACTCGAAAGCTGTCGTCGGTTTCCAGGTGACCGTTCACGAGCAGGCCGCCCAGCGCAAAGGCGATCGGAGCGATATAGACCTTTGCGGCTCCGCTCAGGTTAAGGGCAGCATCGGCATTGGAACTTTCGATGACCGTGCGGCTCAGGATTGTGCCGCTGGCAGTGTAGCTGCCGACGCCAATTTCCCAGTCAGCGCCGTCCTCGATTATGTAGTGGACAGTCTCACCATTGGCCACGCCAGCCGCCGCGAAGGACTGGAAACCCGCCTCCGCCGTGCCCAGCGTGATGGCGCCGGTGCCGGTTGTGGCGGTATTCATTTTGGCGCGATTGCGAAGGGCCATCCTCTAGCCCTCCGCTAACGTCGCCGCGACCAGCTCTTCCAAGGGCGGAACCAGGATGTTCGTGATCCGGCGTTCGCCATTGCTGTCGTAATGATTTTCACGGAGCGCCGCCTTCATCCGCTCGACAAGGTATTCTAGCTCGTGTTCGGCATCGGCCAGCCGGCGATGATTCTGGCGGACGGCATTTAGAACCATGTTGCCGCCAGCGTTGATAACCGCCTCGCGCTGGTATCCGTGGGCCTGCTGAGCGAAGCGGCGGGTTAGCTCGGAACGCTCATCAAGCATCGGTCAGCTTCAGGCGCTTGACCGGGCCGACCTTCGCCTTGAAGCCTGGGATCAGCTTCTCAAACTCGTCCAGCAGCTTTTCCTGCTTCTTGCCGACGATGACGACTTGGGGGTCCGCCTTCCAAGGGATTTCCTTGGCATTGACCGGCGTTCCATCGCCCGGAAGCGCCATGCCATGAATCAGCTTCTCCAGCAGATGCCGCGGCTCGCCATCCTGATCTTCGTCGATCAGCAGCGCACCATGGAAAACGCCAGCCTTCTCGTCCAGACCGCGACCGATGTGACGGTTGCGAAGGCTGTTCGCCAGTGCCGACTTGCCGCTCTTCGCCGGGCCTTCGATGATCGTGATCATAGCGTGAAAATCCCGCTGGCGTTGAAGGAAATGGCGATATCGCCGCCGTTGGGGGTGACAGGCAGGCCGGTGACGCTGGTGTCTTGGTATAAGACCAGCCGCCAGGTCGTGTTCGCACCGCTGTTCTTGCGGTAGTAGATCAGCGCCTCGACGCTGTTGCCGCTAACCGCTGTGAAGGTGACGTTATCGCCGTCGAAAGTGCCGTTCGAAACTGAGCCGACCGTTGGCGTGGTAATGCGTTGGTCGGTGCCGACGATGCCACTCAGATCGTTGTAGAAATCATGGGCCGCCGAATAGGTGTAGGTGCCGGTGTCGACCAGAGCGACATAGGGGCCATCGGTTGACGTGTTCTGATCGAGGCTGACGTTTGCCGCCGCCGTCATCAGCGCGTTTTTGTAGATGGGATAGATCGCATTAGCCATCAGTCGGTCCCTAATGTGATGCGCAGCCGGTCCAGTGTCGCGTCGATGCTTGTTGGCGGGTAAAGCCCGAATAGGTCGCCGGCCGCGTAGGTTGAATCGCTGAAGGAACTAGCGCCGCTCGTGCCGGTGAAAGTCAGGGTTCCGTTGGCAGCGCCGTTCTTGAAATAGCGGAGCGCTGAAGGCGATGTCGCGGCCACGCCAGCGCTCAGGTAATCATCGCCGCTGAAGATGATCCCGCCGGTCGGGACGACGAACTCAAACAGCGGTTCGCTCGATGTCGCGAGCGGCAGATCGTCGATGTTGATGACCAGCGCGCCGGGCTCCGGGGGAGTGACTGGCGGGGCGCCGTTGACATCATAGGGGACGGTTTGGCCTCTGGCGTAGGCGCGATCTTGCTTGTCGGTCTTGAACAGGGAGTTGCCCTGGCTTCGGAAAACGGGAGCGGGCGCAGCCATGGGCGGTTAGGCGGGGACCGAAGCCCCCGCCCGTTTCGTCACTGAGCCGCTGGGATGCGGGCAGCCTTGATAGCTGCGATCAGGTCATCCTTGTTCAGCTCGCCCGGCTTGCTGACGCCAACCAGGGCAGCAAGCGCTTCGAGAGCGGGCTCGCTCATCCCTTCATAGTCGACATCGGCCTTTTTGGCGTAGCCAGCTTCGTCAACCGCCTGGTCGACGCCATAGCCCTCGCTTTTCTTGACCTTCTCCATCCAGGCGCCCTTGTCGGCCTTCGTGGTGAAAACGTCGCCTGCCTCGACAATGCGACCGTCAACGTAGCCGCGCTCCAGAGCGCGGTAGGTTTTCGGCTCGCGCTTCTCGATTTCTTCTGCGGTCGGGCGCTTATCTTCAGCGGGCTCCGCCGCAGGGCGGACGCGCGTCTCGGTTGCGGGACGTACCGTCCGGCGATCGGCCGCGGCTTCGCCCTTGTCGACTGCCTTGGCATTGCCGGGGCCGGTCGTTGCGGGCTTCTGCTGGGCTTTGCCCTGAGTGTCATCGGCCATGGTTCAAGCTCCCTTCGGTTAATTGGCCTGGCGGCCAGCGACGATCGCGGCGAAAACCTTGCCGGTCGACGGCGCGGTGCCAGCGACGGTGTAGCGGAGCGCCAGGAAGCGTTCGTCGACGCCTTCCGGGATCTCTGCTGGGAAGTTGATCTGGCTGCCTGCGGTAAGCGCGGCGGCCAGAACTGCCGGACCAACCGCCACGATCTTGGGCGAGCCGAACGCCGGATCGTCGTCGACCTCGACCTGGAAAGTCAGGCTGGTGAGGTTGTTGAACGTTTCGGTGATCGAAACCTGGATCGGGATGTTGGTCGCCTTGCCGATATCACGGCGGACGGCAGCCGAAGCGCCGTACGCGGTGCCGGCCGCGCCAAGGTCGATGATGTTGGTCGACCGCGCCGTGGCGGTGATTGCCTGGCTGTCGCTGAGGACCAGAGTGTTATCGACAATCATGTCATATCTCCTTGTTCGCTGGCCTCAGACCACGCGGGCTTCGGTGTTGAGCAGCTGGTCGGTGACCCGGATCGGAATACCGCGATAGGATTCGACCTCTTCGCCTTCGAGCTGCATGGGCGTCAGGCGAAGCGCCGCGTTTAGCGACGGGTTGGTCAACTGGGCGTCGAGCGCTTCATAGACCGTGCGGTTCATGTACATGACCGTCCGACCGTTGAGCGAAGCGTTCTCGTCCTTCATGTCGGTTGCGCGAATGCGACCGTGAATGCGGTGATACGCTTTGCGGAGATACTTCAGCACGTCGACGGTGCCGGCGATCATGTCGCTGACATCGAGATTGCAGACCCGGACGTTGTAGCGCCAATCGCGAACGGCCAGGCCAAGGTGCCAGCGGAACTCTTCTTCCTTGACGTAATAGGCGTTGCCATTGGCGTCAGTGACGCGCTGCGATCCCCGGTCAGTGCGCTCGATGCCGACCTTCGTACCCTTCGGGTGGATCAGGTGGGTGGCATTTTCCGACCAGGTGACGATCGCGATCGACGTGTTGTCCGAACCGGTGCCGCCAGCATCGATCACGTTGTTCGCATAGGGGCTGGACGCCGAAACGGTGTTGTACCGTGCGAACAGGCCCTTGAACTTCTCAGGGGTCGACGCGGAGTCATGATAGAAGATGCCGGTTTCGGCTTCCTGGGTCAGGCTCTCGATGAAAGCCGTCGCCTCGCCGTCCCGCATGGCCGCCGCGTTCGGCGAAATCGCCAGCAGGCGTTCGTCGACGGTCGACAGGCCCTCAACGAAGCCGGTCGTATCAACCACCATGGCGCGGGTCGACTTGCTCTGGGGAATGCCCTGGTAGAGGCGGCCCCAGGTGACGCCGGGCAGGCCGGTGCGGATCGCATGTTCGTGGGTTGTGCCGCGATTGGCCTCGACCGCGATTGCGTCCTTGACCGCTGGAGCCGAGCGACGAAGCGCTTCGACCGTTTCGGCCGCACGAACGTCACCGCCATTGCGGTACATGTCGATGAGGTTCAGGTATGATGCGCCGATCGTAGCCATCACTAAGCTCCTTGCTTTTGGTCTTTGGGAACATCGTCGGGGTAAAGGACTTCCAGACGGTCGACTTTCTGGGCTGCGGCGCCATCGCCCCGGACTGTGCTGTCCTCGCCAACGGCTTCGCCGATCTTGCGGAACATGCGGACCATTTCGGGGTGATTGCCGAGCCCGGTTTCGTTGAGCAGCACACGGAACGGATTGGTTTCGTTGCCGTCCTTGTCCTTCTCGGAAGGGGCGCCGAAATGATCGAGCGCCTTGGCTGCGAGCGCTTCGGTAGCGCTCCAATTCTTGCCGCCCAGCTCCTTGTCGGCCTGGACTTCCTTTGCCCATTGCGCCTTCAGAGCAGAGTGATCGTCGGCCTGCGCCTGGAGAACGCGCTCCTGGATTTGCGGCACGAGCCCGACCAGCTCATTGGCTTGGTCATTGGTGAGATTGAGCTTCTTCAGGACTGGCGTGGCGGCTTCGACCAGCGCCTGATCCATCTCGATCGGCGTTTCAACGTCCTCGCCCTTGTCGTTCTTTTCGATGACCGTCAGTTTGAGGTCGTACGCTTCGGGCGCACCGTCAGCCTGGCCCTCACCGTCACCGCCATCCTTTTTGCCTTGCTGACCATCCTGGCCGCCGTCTCCGCTTCCGGTCTCGGTTCCCGCGCCGCCAAGCAGAGAGGCTTCGTCACCGCTGCCAGCTTCAGCAGCGCTGCCATCCGACTGGCCAGCATTCGAACCTCCATCCGCAGCGCCACCCTTACCCGCGTCGGCTCCGTCACCGCCGCCCTGTGCGCCATCGCCGCCGCCGTCCGCGCCATGATCCGGGGCGCGCATCAGCCGGCCGGCGGCGCGCTCCAGGGGGGTCGGGCGGATGATGCCGAAACCGCTGTTAGCGGTCATCGCCATCTCTAAGCTCGTCGTGTCGGTCAGTACGTTTCGCATTGGGTTTCTCCGGTTTGGGCCTGCGGGCTTCTTCGAGAAGGATTTGGGTGAGGGTTGCGGCTGGGATGCCGGGAACCGGGCCCTGAGGCTGTGCCGCCTCGGCCATCTCAAAGATTTCTAACCCCAGGTTCCTGCGCCCCTCGTCGTAATCGAGATTGCGCGTGCCGGACCCATCGGTCGTCCGGGTGAAAATCCCGGCCATTTGAATCACGCGCAACAGAAATCTTCCGAACTCCGGGCGCTGGAGCAGTACCTCCATGTCCCGGCGTTCCTGCTTTTCAGGATCGTCCGCCATCAGAGGGGCATGGCCCCGGCGATCGGCAGCGCATTCTGCCCGACATCGGCCATCAGCGCGGCTGCCTGAGCGCCATCCTTCGCGGCAGGGGCCGCGGCGATCATCCGCTCCATGTTGGCTTGCTGCGCCCGCGCTTCGCGGATTTCGTCGACTTCGGCGGCGGTGCGGATGATCTTGGGCGGAGTGCCGGCGCGGGAAGCGTACTCGTCAATCGCTTCGTCGATGTTGAGCTTGTCGAGCGCGTCCGGGAACGTCGCGACCTGGCTGCCGACGAAGCCAACCGTGCGCTCGATTTGGCCCAGCCCGACCATCCGCTGCATCTGTGTCAGGATCGACACGAACTCGATTTTCAGGTCGGGCGCATTGCGCATGGAATCCGGGGCCGGGGGAAGCAACCGGGCGCGCTGCATGATCCCGAATACGCGCTCGATCGCGACTTCCAGCTTCTCGTTGTTGACCCGCTCGATGACGGGGCCCAGCTGGGTCAGTTTCTCTTCGTTGCGGGCGGCGATTTCTTCGATGTTGCGGGGCTGGACGCCGCGCATATTCGTGATCGCCATGAACAGGTCGGCATAGGTCGCCTCGTCAATCGCCTGTTTGACATCGGCAATGTCCTCGCGAATGACCTGAATGCTCTGATAGGGCACCTGGTAGGGGACATGGACTGCCTTGCTCAGGTCGATTTCAGCGGCACTGACGACGCTCTTCGGCTGCCTTTTCAGCTTGACCTTCGATGTGGTGACCATCTCCGGCCAGATGTGCATGTCCGTGGCCTCGCCCTTCCGCTTGGCCTGGAGCTGCAGCTCGCGAAGGTCAGGCAGGGCGTCATGGCCGGGGCCCTCTCCCCAGACATCGGCGCCAGTTGTGTCCCAGCGCGGAGCCCAGAAAGGCTGCTCGGAATAGCCGCGCTGGTCGGTTAGCCGATCCTTGTCGCTGTCCTTCTGATCCCAGTAGATCGAGCGCCAGGGCTTGCCCTGCCATCCGAGCTTGCCTTGCTCGAAGTCATCATTGCGTTCGATCGCCTGGTAGTAGGTGACGATTTCCTCATAGTTGGACTGGTCGTACATGCGGCGGACTTCGGGCATGACCCGATCGCCGAACCGGTTGACGGCCTGCAAGACAGTTAGCGGGCATTCACGGTAGAGAGCGCCAGGCATCAGTGCATCGTCCAGCGCCAGCCAGTATTCGCCGAAGGTCAGCTGATGGCAGACCATGCCTTCAGTCGCGTGTTCGTCGGCAATGCAGGCTTCGGTCCCGAACCCGCCGATTTCGAGATAGCCGGTCTTTACCGCGCCGTAGAAATTGGTTCCGGAAATGAAGGCGTACATCCGGCGCTCGACTTCAGCGAGCCAGATTTTGACTTCGGGATCTTCGCCCAGCTGCTCGTCATAGGTTTTCAGGTTGAACCAGGGACGCGATGCCGACGACAGGCCGCTGGTCATCCCGCCCTGGAGGGTCCGGAAGGCGCGGATGCCATAGCCACTATTCAGGCGTCGGTTCGGCTGGCGCCCCTTGTTGGTCCCGGATGCGAGAAACCTGGACCGGGCCGGCATTGCCAGCGAAGCGATTTCCTTGGCGTCGGATTCAAACCCGCGACGGCTGTTCTTCATGCCGTCGAGGCGGCGGTTGACCCGCTCTTTCAGCGTGGGCTCAGGCATCGGGGCCGCCCGGCTTCAGCTCGATGCACTTGCGCATCGGCTCGTCGGTGATGACCAGCTGGTAAGCCCGGCCATCTTCGATCGCGTCACCCTGGATTTTCAGGCGGAGGGCACCGCCGAAGGGCTCTTTCGACAGGATTGTGACGCCGAGAGGGAGATAAGCCTCAGCGATCGACTCCAGCTCAGGAATGATGTCGATCGTCCCCTCAGCCACCGGTCATCCCGCCGCTCATCCCGGTGACGGTCGGAGCGCCGACGACGCCTTGCGGGCTGGTGAAAAGGCTTGCCCACATGCCGCGGCGTCGGCGGACAGCCAGGCCAGTCCGTTGGTCAACCGCGTCACGCGGCGCCTGCATCGCTTGCCGCTCAGCGGCGGGCGGGGTCTTTGGAATTTTCGGGGCCTTGAAAGCGCACATGGTCAGCCTCCAGCCAGACTGATTGAGCCGTCAGCATTGGGGCCGCCGCCGAAGCGCGGCTGATGCTTTTTCTTTTTCAGCACTCCGGACAGCGCCAAGGCTGGGCTCAGCAGGGCGAGGGGACCGGCTTTCTTTACGGCCGAACCGGCAAGACCAAGGCCGGAAAGGGGGCTCACGCACATGTCAGCCGCCCGTCACGGTGCCGTATTTGATCGGCTGTGTGATGGCCGACCCTCCGGACGCGGCACGGGCCAGCCGGCGATCCCGCTGGGCCGTTGCGACCCGGATCAGCGCGCCCAGAAAACCCTTGTAGCGTGGAGCGCCGGCCTGCCCCTGACCCTGGCCTTGATCAGGGGTGATGATTGAGCCGCCCGTCTTGTTGGCGACTTGCTGGCGGAGGGAGGCGGTGCACATGATCAGCGTCCCATCAGGCCAAGGAAGCCGATCGCGAGAATGAAGCAGAGGCCCAGATGGAAAGTCTCTGGCTCCCAATTTTCGTTGTGCCGGAAGCTCCGGAAAGCCAGGAACAGCCAGCTGCCGCCGCAATAGATTGCGACCAGCACGAGCAGGATTGAGATGATGGACATGCGCCTTGGCTATGCGCGTCCGCCAAGGGGTTGAATCGCGGGCTAGATCATTCCCGCCAGTTACAGGATGGCGGCGGTGACGATGGCAATCTGGAGTAGCAGGGTCAGCCGACCGTCAAGCGGGATCGGTTATCGTATGTCAGCCCTCGGAACGCGCTGGCGTCCTTCCTGGGGCCAAAGCAACCTCTATCATCCTTTGAAAAACCGACTTGGCCTGAAATGCCGAAGAAGCGTCGGACGTATCCGCCAAAGCTTCCACACCGGCCTGAACCATCTCCGGCGTGATCTCGTAACCCTCTAGGTTCGCTGAGCTTTCGGTCTGATTTATCATAGACATATTTGCCCGTCTTTCAGGTTGCAGTGACCCGTCGACCGTGGGGCGTATCGACGGGCCACCCTTGGGCAGCTGCCGCTTTCGAATGGGGGCGTACTCTCCAGCGGCCCGAACCTTATGGGTCGAGCGCCCGGACCATTGAATCGGGGGCTAATTAGCCTTGATCTGGACCTGTCCGGGGGACTGGGCCGCTCGCATGACTTCCACTTCGATGATGTCCTCTCCGGCGAAGGCAATCAGATCCTCGCGAATGGCCACGGTCTGCCCAACGCCGTTCTCGTGAATGATGCTTGCCAGCGCGATCTTGACCGGCTGGCCGCTTTCGTCCGTGGCGTCGATGTTGCGGGAAACGGTGAAGCTGCGGATGGTCATGGCGCGGGCTGTTCCTCTTGCTCTGCGGGCGGCTCCGGGATCAGCCGGGAAATAGTAACGCCGGTTAGGTCGATGCCAGCCTTTCGGCACATCGCTTCGTGACCTACATGCAGTACCGCCTTGTTCCCCCGCGCCCAGTCGACGAAGCGCTGTAGCTGGACGGGATCGCTTAGCGGCGGGCTTGGTACGCGGACCATTACTGGATCAGCTGCCCGGCCCCGTCGAGGGCTTTGCGAGCGGTCACGAAATTGCGCTTGAAGGCAGAGACAACCAGCCCGACCATATCCTCTTCGGAAACGCCGTGGACTTCGCCGAAGCTTGCAGCGCAGCGCGCCAATTCGCGGTTGAGCGCGGTCAGCAGGGCAGAAGAACGGGCCGCATATTCGCTGTTCGACAGCATGGGCGGGACAAGCTCGTTGGCGAAGGCATCCAGCCGTTCGGTATATTCGGCCTTCAGCTCTTCAGCCCGCTCGCCAATGCGGTCAATCGCCTCGTCAGGCGTGATTTCACGGGTGTCGGTCATCTCAGCTCCGCATATCTATCATCTTGGTCCAGCTCCCGGTAGCGGTCATAAGGCTTTTCCTTGCCGTAATTCCTCGGCTTCAGATGCTCCGGCAGCCCTTCCCGCGGCTGGACGAACTCAGCGAAGGTCAGGGCAAGCGCATCGCCAGCATCCGGACTGGCCAGCCCTCGCTTCTTCATGTCCTCCTTGCGCTCCAGCTGGATCGAAATTTGGTCCGGCCCATAGCCGTATTCCGGGCCGATCAGCTCAGCCTCTAGGTCGTCGTCATCGGGGATCGCGCCATGCCGTAGCCAATGCCGCATCGAAACCCACATTTCCGACCGCTTGTTGCGGGTCTTGACGCGGACCCCGCCGCCCCATTCGACCTCGCGGCCGGCACCGCCAAAGTTGACCTCAAAGACGTTCTCGACCCCCAGCTGGTTGAGGCGATCGATGACGCCAGCCCCCATCGCCCCCACATCGACGAAGATGGCGTCGGGCATCCAGCGCTGGGCCTCCATGGCGACTTCACCGGCAATGTGCATCGTGTCAGCTCCGCTCCAACGCTTCCAGGGGATCGCGCGGGCATCACGGCCCCTGCGGATTGCCAGAACGGTGTCATCATCCCCGAAGCGGGCGATGTCGACGCCGAACACGATCGGATCAGTGGTGAGGCCAGGCGCTTCCCTCTTGCGGGCCGCCTGGACAACATCGGAAGCAATGAACTGGGTTGAGCTGGCGCGGGGGAACTGCCCCTTGACCCGGACCCGAACGAAGTCGCTGTCATCGCCGTACACGTCGATCCAGGTCTGGAGCAGCGTCTTGTTGGTCCGCTTGACGTTCCGACTGTCTATCTGCCGATGCCGCCACAGGTGGCGATGCGAGCCCGACACGGCTTCCTTGAACCGCCCGGTGTTGCGGGTCGGGTTCCCATAGGCGAGCCAGATGATTTCGGTCTGCTCGTCGGTCATGGCGCCCGACGCGGTATCCCAGACCAGATCGTCGATCCGGCTGGCTTCGTCGAACAGGTAGATGGTCCGCTTCCCGGCATTGTGGAGGCCGGCGAAAGCTTCGGTGTTCTGAGCCGACCAGGGGATGGCGTCGATGCGCCAGGTCTTATCCTTGCCGTCCTCTGTCGAATGAATGCTGGTCGCCTCCAGCTTGAACATGTCGCGGAGCAGCTTGAACCGAAGCAGGCCGTGCCACTTCGCCAACTCGGCCCATGTCTTGGTCCGCAGCTGGGTGTCGGTGTTGGCAGTGACGACGCCGCGGGTGTCCTCGTGCGTCATGATGGCCCAGTGGATCAGCCAGCAGACCTCAGCCGACTTGCCGATGCCGTGCCCTGATGCGGTCGCGTCCTGGACGATCTTGAAGGGATCATCAGCGAGCCGCCTGCCGATATCCTCCAGCTGCTCGCGCTGCCATTCGTCGGGCCCGGTTTCGTTGGCCAGCGACGTACCTTCGACGCCCCAGGGATAGGCCCAGAGAACGAAGCCATAGGGGTCATGGGTGAAGCGCCCCAGGTCGGCAATGATGCTGGCCTTCAGCTCGTCGGCTGTCATGCCAACGGGCTAGGGCAGGGGCCTCCGCCCTTGAATCGCTACGTCAGGCGGACTGGAGCGCGTTGAGCCGAACGAGAAGGTTGCTGACGCTGGACGGATGCCACTGCCGGCCGCGTGGCGTCAGGATGCCTTCGGCGTTGAGCGCATTGGCGATCGAGGGAAGCGAGACATGCCCGGCCTTCCTGATCTGCTCGACGATCGGGCGAAGGCGCTGGGCATGTTCGTCGGCCTTCGCCTTGATGGCGGCAGTACCGAGCGGGGAAGCCTTGCCAGCGCCAAACCGTTGGAGCGCAGCCGCGCCATTGGGATTGCCCAGCCGGGTGCCGCGAGCCTTCGCAGCGGCAAGCGCTTCCTTCGTGCGGGTGGATATCGCCTTGCGTTCCTGTTGAGCGACGGCGGCCATAATGTGGACGGTCAGCTCATTGGCTTCCGGCATGTCGACGGCGATGAACTTGACGCTGCTGTCCTGGAGCGTGGCGAGAAACGCGACGTTGCGGCTGAGCCGGTCGAGCTTGGCGACGATCAGCGTGGCGCCAGTGATCTTGCAGCGCTCCAGCGCCTTCATCAGCTCCGGCCTATCGTCACGCTTGCCGCTTTCCACTTCCTGAAACGGCGGCGCGATCAGCGTAAAGCCCCGGCTGGCACAGAACGCCTCGACGGCGGTGCGCTGGGCATCCAGGCCGAGCCCGCTTTCACCCTGCTTGGGGGTCGAAACCCGGTAATAGGCGACTGCTTTGGTCATCATCCTCGCTCCTTACAATTTCCCCTAAGGCACCTTAGGAGTTTTTGCAAGGGCAGGCATTCGTTCGGATCGACCAATCCTCATCGCCTACCTTCATAGGTCTGCGCTGCTCTTTGGCTAGGATACTTCCCTTACCTTCAGCTTCAGCTTCTACTTGGCAGAACACAGGCACCGCCACGGGCATTGCCACAAGCAGTGCCACAGGCAGGCTAGTGCTTGGCGGTCGACTGTTCCGGGGATCGGTTCCGCTCAGCTGCGGCACGGCGGGCAGCTTCCAAGGCTTCGGCGGCGCCTGGCACATCCTCAACGGTCAGGTCGACAGCCTGCCGGGGCCGTCCCCATCCGCGATCGAGTACGGCAGCCGCAGCAGACACGCGGGCAGCCTCTGGGGCCTTTTTACTCTTCATGATGTTCGCCAGTGTCTTGATCGCTTCAGCGGTATGCGAGCGGGCAAGATCAGTGATCGTCGTCCCATCGGGCAAGGCGACTTTCGCTCTGCCTCCGGGGTTTCCTGACTGGCCTTTCTGAAACGGCATCGGTCACAAGCCTGAACGTTGATAGCAATGCTGTCCTATGGGGATCGCCGCATTCAGGTTGAATCGCTCAACTCACATCAGGCATTGCATTTCGATTGTTCTATTGAGGGGGTGACCATGCGCGGGATGCTGCTGACCATCATTGCTTTGCTGGCCTGTATCGTCGGGCTTCAGCTTCGGTTGATCGACATTGCGACCAAGGCGAGTGATCGGGATGTCGAAACCAATTACCAGGTCCGAGTGCTTGAACAGCGGAGCCGGGACGGGACGCCATGGGCGAGGGCGCCTGAGCGGCCATTTTGGGATCGGCTGACCAGCGACGAGTGACCATTCATGCTCCCTCCGGCACATAGGCATCTTCGACGATCGGAGCGGTGAGATATGCGCCGGCATCGGCAACCGGGCTTTCGTCGATCGCATCCTCAGGAACCACGATCAGCGACGGCGACGGATGCGGGCGGCGTTTGGGCACGGTGATAGTCGTCACCACGTCCCCGCGCAGCCTAAGCTTGAAGCCAGCGCCCATCTTGATTGTCTTGCATCCGAAAGCCGCGGCGGTGTCGATCGCCACGACCGTCAGCTTGCGGCGGATCGCTTCCACATCGACGCCCTCAATGCGCTTCAGGTACATCAGCACGGCATGATCAGTGACATAGGCCATCATTGCCTGCCTTCCCTCGCGTCCCTAGCATCCAGTGCCGGTGCCAGCTCTTCGTTCGCCCAGCGCTCCAGCTCTTGGCCGATACGGCGGTGCCAATGATCGATGCGTTCGTACTCGATCGGCTCAGGCACCTTGAACTGCGGCAAGGCGGCGCGACTGATGGTCACCCCATGCCCCTCCCCGATGGCCATCAGTCGGTCCCGTCCAGTTTCTTCAGAAGCTCATCGAACGACTGTTCGACGATTTCCCCAGCTTCGTTCAATCCCAAGTGCCTTGGCGGGCCGTCAAGCAAGCGCCGGGCAGGGTCTGGGCGGTCCTCGACAATCCTCTCATTGAGCTGACGGAGCCCAACCACGTCCGGGCGAATTGCACCCTTCCGTTCCGGGGGCCCGCTGTTCTCGCGAGAGACTTGCCGCGCCATCGGAGTGCTATGCCGCAGCCAGGATATCGGATGAATCGCGTCGGCAAATTTCCACTTCCCAGCCCAGCAAAACCAGGTCGATCAGATATTGCTGCGGAGCCTTGTTAAGCCGCTTCGCTTCGGAGAAAATTTCCTGGGCGATCGTCGGCGCTCGCTGCTTGACTGCCTCAACGCTGGGGGCTGGCGTGTCCCTCGCAAGCTCCCGCCAATGCGGCGTCTGATCACGCGGCTCAGCCGTCTGCTGTCCGGTTTCCTTGATGATGACGGTTCGGCTCTTTTGGTAGCGCCTGACCTCGATCCTGCCTTCATCCTCCAGGACGTGCATAAGTGCCACGGTTGTCGATATGCTGCTGACCCCTGACACTTCAGC